TGTTTTAGGTGCTATTAAAAACAATATGAAAGATCAACACGATTTTATGGATAGTACAGGTAAACCTAGAATTGTAATTGAACAAGCTACATTTAGAAAGAATATAGATTTTGATAAACCAGAAACTAATTATTATAAAGTAGGTTTAAACCATTTTACATATGATGAAGGTGTATTCTATAATCAAAATAGTCCAGCTGATAGATGGAAAAAAATACAAAAAGAACAAGATATAAAAATCAAACCATGGCAACATGATGAATATTCAAAAGACAAATATATTTTATTATTATTACAAAATCCTATTGATACAAGTCTAAATCCATTAATAGAAAATGGCATTAAATATGATGATTGGATTAATAAAACTATAAAAGATATAAAAAGTATTACTAACAAAAAAATCAAAGTAAGATTACACCCTAGGTTTCAAAGTAGATTTGATTTAAAAAAATTATCTCTAGTTGCTGATGAGATTAGTAATGAATATGATGGTTATAATAAATCAAATGGAGGTGATTCGTTATACAAAGATTTAAAGAATGCTTGGGCGTGTGTAACTTTTTCAAGTAACGCTGCCACAGAAGCAATATGTGAGGGTATACCAGTTGTCAATTTACATAAATCTAGTTTTTCTTGGCCTGTGTCATACCATACACTTGACATACTAGCACAAAATGTGATACAATGTAATTTTGATAGAACACAATGGTTACATGACTGTGCATACACACAATGGACATTAGAAGAAATAAACAATGGTATAGTACATAAAAGATTATTAAATGGCAATAGAACTTAAAAATTCATTATTCATACACAATCCAAAGTGTGGTGGAAGAACTGTAAAACAAATGCTTAAGAAATATGTTAAGAATTGTGTAGTATTAGGTGATGACATTTATGAAAGTCACGCAACACCAGATACAAATAAACAAGTGTTTGGTTTCATAAGACACCCAGCTACATTTGTACATAGTCTATGGACACATAGAAGTAAAAAGAAAGCTCATGGTAGTGATTGGAACTGGCACCCAGATATTAGATTAGAACAAGAATGTAAATCAAAAGATTATAATACTTTTGTAGAGAATGTAATTAGTAAAGAAAATATAGTATGGGATTATTATCAATATTACTTTGGTAAATACTCAAATGTACAATATTGTAAAATGGAAAAATTACCCATTAGTTTAATTCATGTGCTAAAATTAAACAATGAAGATTTTGATGAGCAAGGTATTAAAGAAAACATTTATATTCATGGAGCAAATGATAGAACTAAAAATACACCTGTTACATTAGAAACTAGTATGACTTCAGATCAATGTCAAAGACTTATGAAATCAGAAACAAAATTAAAGGAGTTTGATTACGATGCGTTTTGATAATCCTATATACGATCATGGTTTTGTCTTTCCTGACATTGCTGACTTTACAGATATATTACATGAAAAAAGATATACTGGTAATGGCAATGAGGAATATGTTTCTGTAATGAAAGAAGGTATACAGAAAAATGATTTACATACTTTTGAAAGAGGTTATCAATGGTATATGAAAACACCAGATACAAAACTGTTTAATAAACTAAATGTAATGTTTCAATTTTATTCTAATTTTGAAGACAGTAAAATAGAAAATAATTTACCCTCTAACAAAATTTATGAAGACCTTTATGAAAATGGTATATCATATTTAAATTTAGATATAAAAGAATTAAGAGAAAGAGTTGACCAAGAGATTAAGAATTTAATTGTATTACCTGATTGGCGACCACCACCAGGACAATTTGATAGAGCAAAACAATTAGGTCCAGACATAGTAAAACTTGTAAATGAAATGTTCCAATCAAATGGTATATTACAAGGTGCATCAAAATATAATAAAGGTCAAAATCTACAAGTTAAGAATGTAGTATTACATATTGCTAAACCTACAGATGAAAACTATAAACAATTTCTATACGATTGTAAGACTGTAACTAAAACAACTAACTTACACATAGACCCAAAAGAAAACGTAATGAAAGCTATGTTGTACTTGAATGATATAACAGAAGATGATGGTCCATTTAGTTATGTAGAAAAATCTAATAGATGGATATATGATGACTTACAAAACATATTTGGCAGAGCTATATCGACAGGTAGTTATTGTCACACTAGAGATTCGAGAGCTGTTGTATTTCAATTACCAAAACAATTAAGAATATCACATAACTTTGGTAGATGTTTATTAGATGGTTCAGAACAACAAGAAATGATATTAGAAAAAGAAAAACTATTTACTAGTGACAAAGGTAATCTATGTGTCTTTGATCCAGCTGGTATGCACAGAGGAGGGATTTGTAAATCAGGAACTAGAATTGCTTTACAAATATTAATGAAATGACATTGAATTTATCAGAAGGTGTATTAAGAAAAAGAGTATTCAAACAACAAATATTAGACTTACATTTAAAAGAGTTTATGATAGGGCAAACTACACCTTATCTTAACACATTTAAAAATACATTAGACATAGGTGCAGCAACTGGCATGTATGCTAGTCACTTTGCCAAACACTCTAAAACAGTTATATGTTTTGAAGCAGTAACACCTGTCTTTGAACAATTAGAAAAGATTAAACAATCAAACGCAAATGTTATTACTCACAATGTAGCTGTAAGTAATGAAATTGGAACTACAGATTTTTATGTAGATGACCAAAGACTATCCAATTCTAGTTTTCAAAATTTAGTTAATGGACAAAAGATTACTGTCAATACTGTTACAATAGATAGTCTTCAACTTGTAGATATAGGTTTTATGAAAGTAGATGTAGAAGGTGTAGAATTAGATGTATTAAACGGCGCTAGCGACACCATAGATGAGTATAAACCAACTTGTATGGTTGAAGTATATGAAAAGTTTAATAAGTATCCTGTAGAAACTACATTTGAATTTTTTTTCAATAGAGATTATAGATGTTATTATAATCAAAGAGGAAAAGGTTTACAACAAGTTAGAAATATACAAGAAGGAATAGAAGCTACAAAGATACCAGAAATTACTGATGGTGATTTTTTATTTACAATATGATTATAACACACGACATACCTTGGGATAAATGCTTATCTAAACAACTATTTCCTGCTATCAAAAAAGGTTGGAAAGATACACCAATGAAACCCATACATTTCTTTTGGGGTTTAGGAGCTAATAACTTAAAAGAAATAGCAGCAGTTAAAGAAAAACAAGAAGAATGGTGGTATGTAGATGTGGGTTATATCACAGAACAAATTACAAGATACCCTACACCAGCAATCAATAACTATGATAAAACTTATTTTAGAATAGTAAAAGGTAATATGCATATGACAAATGGTATACCTACAGATGGTTCACGTCATAAAAAACTAATCAATCAAGGTATAGATGCAGAGTTTAAAGGTTGGAATAGTGGAGAGTGTAGTAATATTTTATTGGCACCATCATCACAAACAGTTTGTATTTACACTCATGGCGTATCGCAAGAAGATTGGATAAAACAAGTTGGTGAAGACATAAGAAAGCAAACAGATAAACTTATTAAAATGAGAAATAAACCTAGACCTAATAATGAATGGTGGGGTACAGATATAAAAGATGATTTAAAAGACTGTCATTGTCTTGTAACTAATATGAGTTTAGCCGCAGTAGATGCTGTGTTAAATAAAGTACCAGTCTTTACACACAGTAAAAATGTATGTTATCCACTATCAGGCAGAATGAAAGACATAGAAAAAAGACTTATGAGAAGTAGAAAAGAAATGACTACTTGGTTAAACTGTGTTGCCAATAATCAATTTACTATACAAGAGATAGAAGATGGTGTAGCTTTCGATACACTAAAAAAACAATATGAAATTCAGATTTAAATTAATGTTTACTTGTGTATGGACTGGTTTTCTATTAGGACTATTAGTAGGTATATGGTTATGTTAAACTTTGCTTGTGTATTTTATGGTGACAAATATAGTAAACCACCTACTGATCCATGGTCTTATGTAAGAAACTTATATAATATGGTTGAAAGAAATTTAACTATACCATATAGATTTATTTGTTTTACAGATAATATAATTATACACAAACGAAAAGAGTTTAAAGGTAAAGATATAGAATTTAGACAATTTAAAAGACATGACTTTGAGGGTTGGTTTAATAAATTACAACTTTTTAGTCCACAAAGTGAGCTAGACGGTGATACTTTATATATGGATTTAGATGTGGTAATTATGAAGAACATAGATGATATGGCTACAATAGGGGAATCAAAAAACTTTGTAGGTATGAATGATTTTAATCCATCGAGTGGTTTGTTCAACTCTAGTATTATGAGATTTAATAATAAGTATCATAATATTATATGGAATGAATATATGAAAAGACGAGGTGATTTTAGTAAATGTCATGGTGACCAAGAAATCATATCTCAAATAATAAAAGACAAAGAAGATACTCTATCATTTCCAAATGAATGGACACAATCATATAAATGGTTAAATCGTAAGGGTGAAAGATTCCACATAGATAAAATGACATACGAACAAGACCCAAATGCCAAGGTTTGTGTGTTCCATGGAAACCCAAATCCACACGAATCACCACAAGAATGGGTAAAAGCGCTGTGGAAATAGTCAATATTGTGTCAAAAATAAGAACAAAATAAGAACATCACGCAAAATACCCTAAAAACCCCTATAAAACTAGCAAAATAGTTCTGTACTTATTAGTTAATCCTGATATTATAATAGTATGAATAACAAAGAAAAACAAATAAGACTTAAATTATTAAGTAAACGACTTGACAATGTGAACAAAACAGTATATAATAACCCTACTATGTCAATGTTCAACCTGTCAAAATTAATTAAGAAGATTAACAAAGAACAAAATTTATATTATAATAACAACTACAAGAAAGGACAAACACTATGTCAAAAATAAAACAATACATTGAAAACTCAGTAGAGAACGCTGTTGATAAGATAGTCTTCAAAATGAAAGACGGTCAGATTGACTTAACTACTGCGGTTGAAGAAGTTAAGAAACTTGATAACCTAGAAATGGTAGGTATCACAGAAGACAATGTTGAAGAAGTATTACTAACAGAAAGTAAATCTTAATGAGTAAAACTTTTAACGTTTGTTATTTGAGAGAATACATGGACCCAGAAATGCATGGCGAATACTTTTACGCTTATGAAACTGTGTATAGAAATGTACCAATGAAGTACAAGACAAAATTTAATACAGAAAGTATGAAGATGAAAATTCTTAAATTCTGTGACTGGAACTATAAAGAATCAGCTAAGAACTTTGAAAATGTAACCAAAATAGAATTGATAGATGAAAAACAATATTATCAAACTTACGAAGATGTATTTGGTGAAACTGCGGCTGAAGATAAAAATATGTTTAATGATTATGGTCAACAGTATCATAGACAATCATTAAGAAAAGATTTTAACGTAAAACTAACAAAAAGTAAAGTACCAAGTTATGCTGGAAAGAGGTGTCATTAATGAAATACAGAGAAGATGAGATAGTAAAAGAAATAGAAGAATATATTAGTGGTACATACGATCAACACTATTCTACAACTAAAGATGGTTTCCAAGTTATGGATATGATAAAACAACTTGGTATTGATAAAGATTTTTGTCAAGCAAATGCTATCAAATATCTATGTAGATATGGTAAGAAAAATGGTCATAACAGAAAAGACTTATTAAAAGCAATTCACTATATTGTTTTATTGATGAGTAGTGAGGACCAAGAGTATGTAGATCAAATAGAAGAAGACGCATTAAAAGCAAACAATATGGAGGACACAAATGATAATTAAATTAGGCGACATGATAACAGATGACAGAGGAAGAGTTGGTGAACTAATCAACATAGGTATCGCAACAGAGATGGCAGATCCTGCGGCTGAGAATGACACTTCTGCGAATGTTAAACAATATGACACAGAACTAGGATACAGAGGTGCTATTACTTTCGGTAGTAATTGGTGTTACTTTTATCAAATCAAAGATGTATCTACAAAAGAAGATTCAGATGTAGATATAGCTGTTAATCAAGCAAACGAATGGTGGAAATAATGGCAATATCAGATTATTCATCACATGATTGGCGTAAATTTACAGATGACGCAGTTATAGTAGATGATACAGTAGAACATAAAGCTTTGAAAGTTAATAATAGTAGAGTGATATTTACTAATCCAAAGACACTAAAAGAAGAGTCTATTGACGTATCAAGGTTAATTAGAGTATTTGTAAACAATGTGGTAGGACACAGAAAGAGTATCAAGTGAAAACTGTAAACGTTACTGTTAAGAAAAAAACTTTATTGGAAGTTTATAATCAAGTAAGAATGTGTAATGATCTTGGTTTTCCAAACTTTCAAAAAGGAGAACCTATTAACAATCTAATGAAAGAAATTAAGAGAGATATTAATAAACAAAAGAAAGCAGAGAAGATAGGTTGGAAAGACCTTTTAGAATTTTGGCCTATGTCAATTGTAGTACCAGGTATGTTACTATTAATATTATGGGGGTCATATGCCCTTTGATCCAAATTGTTTAAGAAATACAAGAGAACAATTTGTATTGAAAAATATAGAGGGTTTTCAAGTAAACGAATATATGGGTAGGTCTAATTGGGTAAGACACGAATTTAAAAATTATAGAGATGCAATTAGAAAGTATAAAAATTTAAAAGAAGTGAAATCTAAAGTTATGATATTCGCTTGTAGGCAAGGTGAGGTTGAAGAAATGACCACTGCTATTTTAGATAGAAAGTTTTTTAAAAGGTATAAATTTAAAGGTAGTTATGTCTAATCAAAGACCAGGTAAAATAGAAAAGAAATTAGATAGAAATGGAGACATGCAAGTCTTCAAATTTTTTAAGACAGCAGCAAAGTTATTAAATGAAGAAGGTAAAGAAGACGAGGCGTTTTATATGGAACAAATGGTTGATTGGTTAAGAAGTGGTAAACCCTTACCCTCTAGTGAAGAACAAATAACGAAGGCTTTGGGTCTATAATGGAGTATTTTAGGGGGGTATGTAGTATCGAATCGTGTACGAAATACCAATATACGGGTCGCTCAGCGGCACAAAACCTAGTAAAATCAACGATTTTTAAGGGGTTGACAAATAAATCAAATCCTGATAGAATAAAGACTTATTAACACTAACAAAGGACAATAATATATGATGTACACTAAAGAACTAATATTCAATGAGTTTAAAGATGTAACTAAAAAAGATCAAAGTAAGAAGAAAGAGACTTATACACACCGTATCGCTTATCTTTCCGCTTTAAAAGAAGATATGATTAAAGTACCTAGAAACTTTAGTAATATTTCTATTACACCAGATCAACTACAGAATACAATTGATTGTTATTCCGCTCCAAATCCTAGAGACGCTTTCTATATGAAAGTTTTTAATATGACTTACGCTGAGAAAAAACAACAAGAAGAACTAGAGTTTTTTATTTATGAAAATGGTGAAAAAAAAGAAGTTAGAAAATCTAAACAAGACGCATAATCAATACATTAGATCACTAGGTATTGAGATTGATGTTGACAGTGGTGAAATTCTACAACAAAGACATGGCGTACCAATGCCAGACTATAAGTGTAGACCATCACCACCAACGAGTGATAGAATTTCTGGTACTACTTACAAAAAAACTTATACGAGCACAATACCAGAAGGCAAAACAATTAGTGTTCCGTATAACAAAGGTCCTTACATGATTGTTGATGCTAAGGATTTTAAAACTATGGGAAAAAAAGTATGAACAAATATATAATGATAATTGCATTGGTACTGTTTGGTACAAATGTTATGGCGAATGATACAGTTACGACTTGGTTACAAAACGAGAAGACTAAAACAGTTGAGTACCAAAAGAAAAGTTGGGCTGAAGGTAAAGAACAATTAAAAAACAATTGGTTAAAAATCAAATCACTATTGGTTAAGAAAAATGATACACAAGATTAGTGATTTCTGTTTAAAGGTTGATGGTGTTAAAAAGACAAGTGATAGACTCTACAACCTTAAATACAATAATCCAAAGACGCCTGAAAGAGATCAACAAGTACAAGAATTGATTGATGATATTCAGGCGACTTGTAAATTAATTGCTAACGATACACAACCATATGACAAATAAAGATATAACTATACAACAATTAAACGAACAAAAAAAAGAACTAAAAGAAAAGCTAGAACACTATGAGTTTAATGGTCCTTCTGGTAAAGTACAACAAATAGAAGATGAGCTTTTTGAAGTAAACGATACAATAAAGAAATTAAATGCATAGAATAATATTAATCTTAATCGCTGGTTTACTAGTCACTAATTGTCAAGCGACTAGATCAAATGTAGGCGCAACGTTAGGTGCGACAACTACCACTGGCGCTTGTGTGTCTATGGGAATCAATGATCCATATGCGATTGCGGCTTGTGCAGTAACTGGCGCATTTGCTGGCGCAGAGATTATGTATAATTCAGATTATGATGTACACAATGCTACGTTTGTAGATCATTTAAACCACGGACCAAGTACAAGTAGTTACACAAATTGGTTTAATCAAAAGACTGGTAATAGTGGTATCATACATACAACAAGATCATACCACAAAGGACCAATTAAGTGTAAAGATTATAGTGCGACTGTAGATATATCTAACAGATGGCCACTTGTGGGTATTGGTGGTGTAAATAGAAATACAATTTTTGGAATAACCTGTCAAATGCCAGATGGCCGATGGGTAGAATGGAAAGGAAACTAATATGCCTCCTTATGACCCTAGAGCTTTTATGAAATTAATGTTTTATAGTATTGGATTTTTACTAATATGTACATATCTATTTGCTAATGAAAATGGTGATTTGTCAGGTACAACATACCCTACAACAAATGTGAAAGTCATAGAAGTATTAGATAAGATAGAACAAATAGAAAAAGATGGTGAAAAAGTTTACTGGAATAAAATAACAACTGTGAAACCAAAGAATGCGGCAGATCAGTATTGTTATGTTAAAGTTATTATCAAAGAGAGTGATAATCAACTTATCAAGGAAGAAATTTTGGAGTGTGCAGATGGTAGAAAACGAGCAGATGGACCAACTTATTGGGAACTATTCGCTGAGTTTTACTATACTGATATGGCACAACCAGAATACTGCCGAAGATATAGTCGGAATGGGCATGCTTTTAAGACACCAGGAAAAGTATGTTTAAAACTAAATGGTGAATGGGAGGTTAAATGATTAAAAATATAATCATAATCTCATTAGTTATAGTTGTTGTGACAGGTATGACAGGGGCTGAGTTTTTAGATCATATTGCTCTAGCACTTGACAAAGCGCAAGAACTAGTATATAATGTAAAAAGTGAGGTTAAATAATTATGAATAAGTATGTGAAAATAATGGGTGTACTTACCCTATCTTTATTGTTGACAAATTGTGCGTCACAATATAAGATTAAAAAAGAGAAGTCAAAAATTATTGAAACTGTACCGAAATGGTACGTCAATGATTTTTCAGATAAGAAGGCTTGTGATACACCAACTTTTGGTAAAAACAAAGATAAAATGTG